TAGCCCCGTGCTTCAAAGTGTCTGGCTATACCATACTTATTGTTTTCTATAAGGAGTGGATAACCATAAAAAAAAGCGCACATAAGAACATCTTCATAGAATATGCTTGCCAGGTCTGGCCGAGAAGCATACTCTACAACGAACATATTAGAGGGCACGTCCATGTTAAACTTATTATACATATGCAAAGCCCCTTTAGACCCCCTTCCGTCTACTGTAGCGTCAAGATCATAAGAGTCAACGCCTCCAACCCCTATGTGTGTATTGGGGGCTACTTTCTTTCCTCTATCTTCAGATCTGTTGTTTCTTAAGTGATCGGGAGGGAGCCAAGCCACTCTAAATCTGCCATTAGGATCAGGAGAAAACACCACCTCTTCATCTTTAACCCTCCATATAAAATTACCTTTTACTACGGGGTCAGGGTAAATACTTTCGTTGTGTTCTATTTGCTGGTATATCTTACCGATGTTGAATAGGCTACCCTCGATACTGTCCCTAAAGGCTTCGTCCTCGGTAAAAGGAAACTGCCTAATTATCTCATTGAGTTCTGAAGGATCATTTCTGAAGGAGTGACGGTCATTCTTAAGGTATGATTTACTTCCCTGGTCTATAACCTCGCCGTCGATACCTATGACGCCACCATGTGTGTGTACGCTTTGGGAAGGATCGTCGATTACTGGTTCTCCATACTTATCGAAAAAACCCTCAAGAGCGTTGTAGGCTGGAATAAAGATTCGGTAAAGCCCAGATCTAGTTCTTCCGTTTTGATTTCTTTCGTTAGGATCAGAGTCATGCCACAACACTCTGTACTCCTCTCCTCCTTTGCTCATGGGGTTCACGGTGCTCCCGACCATCGCTTTCCCTACTATTCGCTTACCAACAATAAGGCAGGTTCTCTCGATCCTCCAGGCTTCTCTGATGTCGCTAGGCTTCTCCCACTTGCCAGCCTCATCGAGGTATAGCATATGTAACTTCTCCCCGTCGTATGCGTTATTCGTAGTGTTCTTCCAGTTTACAACTGAGTTGAGGGCATCTCCCAGTTGAGAAGTTTTATTGTTTTTCGTAATACGCTTGGAAGGCTCCCGAAAAGCAAGCTCCATTCTCGGATTGGTGGTTCCGTCTTGAATAGGCTTGAAGAAAAACGGATAGCTGCGAAATATCGCAACTACTTTCTTCATGAAAATGTTTTCCTGAGCGTCTTTACCTGTCTTTGACTGAATCCCAAGAAGCTTCTCTTTGACTTGGCTAGCTTCGTCAACAAGGACTGAAGAGCAAATATTAGTGTAGCCAGAACGACGACACTTAGTATAAAGCTGACCGAAACAACGAGGATCAGCTTCGCACGCAGCCATGTGGAGAAAGATCTCTTTCTGGAAAGCAAGGTATGATGGATATCCGATATCAATTTTAGACCATTGTAGAAACATATAATGCCTCCCTGTAATATACGTAGGTTTCCCATTATTGTAAAACCAAACACCGTCGCGCCTACGCTGAAACTCCTGCTCGATGTAAGAATGAAACTTCTTTCGAAACTCGGCAGGTTTTTCGAGCCACTCATCCATACCTCGAATCCTTTGCAGGTCTTCGAGCATAGGAATGCGCTTCCACACCTGCATCTCTCTTGGGAGGTCATGGAAGAGAATTTCAGATCGCTTTGGTTTTTTTGGTAAAACAACGAGTAACCCGTGGAGTTCGATAGCTTCTCCTTCTGTACCGTTAGGGTCGATCTTAATCCCTTTAGTTTCATACCCTTTTATGTCGATTAAAGTGGACATCAGTAGCTCTGTCCGTGCTTTGTCATCCTACCTAACGAAGGTACTCCTTTTTTAGGGTTCTTCAGCTCCATTTGATCACCGCAATCGCACTGACCTTCAGGATAATAGACATCCCCGTTTCTAAACTTCATACTTAAGGTCTGAACCGACTTCTCAGCCTTGCATTTTTTGCAAATTAGATCTGGCATTTTTTTAATTTAATTCGTACACCCGACAGGACTCGAACCTGTGACCGTCTGCTTAGAAGGCAGATGCTCTATCCAGCTGAGCTACGGGTGCATATGTTTATCTTTAGATAACCCGCTGTATTGTTTTGATTATCAAAGTTATAGTCGTCCCAGTAAATAAGACCGCTGGGTCTACTTTGAGAATCTTTCTGCAAATCCCCCTGAGTAGTCTTTGTTTTTTTCGATTTCTCCATTTTCGTTTAGCTCTTTAACCATTTGTTCTAACCTCTGGCGCTCCACCAAAAGCTCTTTGCAATCAATAGCGGTTTGCTTTATAGACTGGAGCTCAGCTTTTCTAGAAGAGCCACCAGCTTCTGGATCAACAGGCTTTTTAATCTCTTCGATCATGTTGTCAATAGCAATCTCCATGCTGTTCATAAGCCTTTCAGCGGCACCTATCGTGGTAAACTTTTTACTTCTCGACATACATTAAGTCTTCTGCGCGGGTTCTATAGTACTCAGTCCCGTCAATGGTGATGCGATAATCCATGTTTTTAGCAAATCCTACTACGTCGCCAACCTTTAACCCTAGTTCTTCCACCCAAGGCGGCGTAAAAGAGATCTTCCCTTTTGTGACAGGGTTGTCCTTAAGCTTAACAACATCGATAATAGAAGACTGTTGCTCCTCGTCAACCTCCACTCCTTCGAGAAGAGCCCAGCCCGCCAGCGGATGTATGTCCCCAGTCTTTGCAGACTTGTAAGCAATAGCCTGGTTATTAATGGTATGATTAGGATCGTACCGTACAAGATAGTTATCATCCTCTCCAGTAAGAGGCTGACCATCGTTAATAACAACAAGATGATGGAAATAAAGCGTGTCCCCAACTTCCACCCCTGTATCGTACTTAAAAGGCGTCGCCACCACGGGGCCTTCTGTAGTTCTGTTTTTGAATTCATTGAATTTAGCATCTATGTAGAGTTCTAAACCGCCGTCGGTCGTGATCGTGTCGTTAACAAGCTTTTTTAGCTCGACAACAAACAAATCAAATGTTCTCATTAATTAAAAGTTTAAATCAAATTCAAGCATGCAGGGCATCTCATCGATGGATTTCCAAAGGAGCGTGCCTTCATCGTTTTCAATATATACAAGGTATCGCTTTTTACCAAATTTGTGAAGGTGATGATCATCCTCTAAGATTGCAGACACCTCGCCTTTTCCTGCTCGCATTCCAATGTAGTAAGCCATGCCGTCTTTAGGCTCCTTGCCTACTACAATTTTTCTAATAAGTCCTTCCATTTTAGTTTAGGGATATACCTAAATCACCAAGGAGATCGTCTAATGAATCGCTTTCCTGAAAGGCTCCGTCCATGACCTGCATTAACGTTTCTAGCTCAGACCTACTTTCTAGATTGAAGCTATACATTGTTTTCATTTCTGCGCTCTCATCACCCTCTTCCATAGCATCAAAGTCTATAACGCCTACTACTATAGAGGCTAGGGTGCGATCTTTCATTTCAAACTCCTCGATTGTCTCCTCCATCTTTTTGACGAGAGAGTACATTTCGGCAAAGAAGAGGGTGTCTTTAGGGTTCATGATGTAAATTTGTTTAAGTCAAATATACGAAACAATTAGGATGCCCAAGTCAACGGTCAAAAAAACAAAGTTATTTAGAGAGGTGTCAAAACTATCAGGTAAGTACGTAAAGAGCAACCACCTAAAAAACTTACGCAGCGCAACAGACAGCTTCCTGGATAGCAACCCAGACCTTACCAGGTCGTATCTTAACTTACTATTGTTCTTATACGATCTAGAGTTCTTTACTATATCTTGGGTGGCTGAGAATTATGGTATGTACAAAAAGAACCTAGCCGACAGGATGATATACCCGCTGGTTGCTTCTGGCTACCTATACAAGCACTTCGATAAGCTTACGCCTTCTCAGACGCTAGAGGATCATCTATTCCGTGATGAAACAAAATATAACTACAGAGTTCGCTATGCGATGTCGCAGAAAGGTAGGCTAGCGGTGCAGCGTTTTTACAGTCTGTTAAAGTAGCCATCCTCTAGCATTTTTAGCTCTTCGAATTTTTCAAAGATCTCATCTCTACTGTAGTGCTGAGGATACGTTCCAGTCTCGTATCTTTTAAAAGGATGAATGTCGATGTCAGACTTGACGTCTATGCAGTCTAGTGGATCAGATTCTAGTGGCTCAAAAGACTCTTTCCCCCACCTGCTTACAATGGTGTGATTCATGCTGCCGTCGAAGTCATTACGGCCTTCTTTATTTTTGGTTTTTTGAAAAACGGTAGAGAAATTTACAGTCTTTGCTAGTGTATACCTGTAAAAGAACTGACCACAAGAACATAAATGAAAGCTTCTTCTAGTCCACGCCATTGTCTTCTGGTTCTCTTTGTTTAGATCAACGATCGTAAAGTTTTTAGACCCAAAGGAAACTACGGCTTGCCCGTTTACTTTTTCTAAGGCTTTATCCCAGAAATCATCGGAGTTTACGTTGTTACTGCCAAGCCAGCATATGTAGCTGGTTTCTTTCTTCATGGCTTCTTTCCAAGCAAACTCAAACTTCTTCGAAAGGTCCGCATTACCGTGTTCCAGATGCTCTAACCCAAGGCTTTCGCAATACTCAGCTTGTTCTGGCTCGTTGCCTATTACAATACCGCAACATTCGTGGCCCGCTTCGGTAAACTTTTTTATAACCTTAGCCATGTGCCACATAGACATCCTGGTTAGTTCAGGACGCCTGTAATACACCATAAAAAAACAAACAGACTTCTTATCTGCCTTGTCCACGATAAGATTTTTTATAGTTTTTACTGCGCTTATTGATCGACGTCTTAGTCTTAGCGTGAACTCCTGGTCGGCTAACCTTGTTGGCCGCTGGAGCATAGTTGT